TTTTTTGGATACATACTATTTTATCTGTATTATATTTTGTTTTTGTAATTGCCTGTATTTTTCTACCATTTATGGTATGTTTATATGTTTTAAGGTCTGATATTTTATATATACCTTGATCAGTTTCTATTTGTGTATCTCCTCTAAAACACACATCACTAATTAAATCTATATTTGTTATTTGGGCATTAGTACTACCTACTGATATTTTATATTCTCTATCAGCAGAAAATATACGAAATTTATATACATTATTATCCAAAGAATTTAATGATATTGTGTCAGTTGAATAATTATTAGTATCTTTATCATATATATATAATGTATAGTTAATATCTGTATTTCTTGTTATTTTTATACTATCATATATATTATTTACATCATCTTCATAATTGTAATAAATAGTCTGATCTATTTCTATATCGGATGAAATAACATTACCATATGAATTTATATCACTATCATATAAATTGATACTAATATCTTCAGTTGGATCATCTGGAGGTATAAAATATACAATAGTTGTACTTTCTTCTGTGAAAACATCATCCTTTCCAAAATCGGATGGTTTTCCTCGTATACTTTTAACTGGTTTTATATCTTGAACCTCTGTTTTTGTTTTGTTTACATTTTCTTTCAAATAAGTACGAACACTTTCATTTATTTTTTTGGCGAATGCTTTAAAATAATCTTTTCTGTTTTTTTCTATACGAAGTTTTTCTATTTTTGTTTCTGTTGTTGTCAAATTTCCAGTTTTTAATTTTTGTATTTTATCACTAAATAATTGTGTTCTTTTTGTCTTGGATTCTCCAGATGTTGTATTTAATGATACGTTTTTTGTCTTTTTTACAATCTCTTCGACAATTTCATTACTTATTGTGCTTATTGATGTTTCTTCCGTTATATCCAAATTAGATTCACTCAATATTGTATTGAAAGATATTTCAGTATCGTCTTCAAGTGTAGTATTATCAAGTTTTTCAATTACATCATTAGTAGTAACTTGTTTTATGAGTTCTAAATTTGTGTCACTATCTGAAAATTTTTTACCATCACTTAATATAGTATCGTCTGAAAATATAGCTCCTGTAAAATCCACATTAGTTAAATCAGCACCTGAAAAATCAGCATTAGTTAAATCAGCACCTGTAAAATCCACGCTACTCAAAATAGCATAATTAAATTTAGAATTCGTTAAATCTATATTAGATAAACCTATTTTAGTCAATGTAGCATTTGTAAAATCCGCACCTGATAAATCTATATCAATAAAACTAATATCATTTAATATTACACCACTTAAATCTGTATTTACCATTATATAATATATAATATATTATATATAATATAATTATTACAAACTAATTAACATAATGTATATATTTTATGTAACACATAATTTTATATGAAATTTCATACAACTATGTGTTACATAATATCGGTACCGGCAGGTGTCGAACCTGCGACCTTTCGGTTAACAGCCGAACGCTCTACCAGTTGAGCTACGGAACCATTTCATATAGTATCATATAAATAATCTAAATTATAAATTGTAGTTTACTATATGATACTATACATTATATATAAAATAATTCTTTAAGTTGTTTTTATGAATAAATATATAATGAATTAATAGAATGAATATGTAAATTTATTAAATAAAATATTAAATATTAAATATCATATTTATTAGTTAAATAACTTTTTATATATTTTTGTTTATCTATTTCATTATATTCATTTGATTTTTGAATATTTTCAATTGACCATAATGGTTGTAAATTTTTATAATAAAAACACATTCGTTTTTGTAATTCTCTTTTCATATCAAATGCTGTGCATGGTATAATATGATCTATATGCCATCTTTTTCCGTAATTATCCCATGTCATTCCATCTTGAAATTGTTTTTCTAAATGATATATCAATTGTTTTAGAGTACATCCTGTATATTTTAAAGTGCTTTCGTCTTTTTTTAATCCACTATTTGTTAATATTTCTCTTATTCTTCTTCTACAATTTTGAATAACTTTATAATTAATATCTGTTTTTCTTTTGTTTTTACACCATTTTTTAATATATTCATTATGTTTTTTTTTATATACCTCATCATATTTCCTTTTTTGCCATTGTCTTTTATCTGCTTCTTTTCCATTTTCTTTTCGCCATTCTTTTTGTTTTTGTTTAATATGTTCTTTATTATTCTCACGCCATATTTTATTTTTCTCTTTTTGTTTATCTTTTGTTTTCTCCCAATACTTTTTATTATATTCACTTCTCTCTTTTTTTTTAGATTTGTTATATTCCTTTAAACATTCTTTACATGTCGATCTCAATCCATCCCATGTCGACTTTGATTTACCAAAATATACTGAAATATCTTTATATGAATTACATTTCCCACATCTTTTTTTCTCCACATCATTCTCTATAATATGCTCTATACGAGGCATCCTATTAATTAGTATAATACAATTATCATTATATCTTTAAATATATTATACTAAGCATTTGGTGGTTAGCATTAATGATTTATTTATACACTTGTTCATACATTTTACAATAAAATAACTTCATATAGTGTATCATATATATATATTCAATTAGTGTTAAGCATGTATACCAAAAATCCGCCACGGAGTCTGAGTACCAAATGGATCGTGCTCTCCTTTTGAATATTATAATCTGCCAAAGTGCGACTATCTTCGAGTTGTTTTCCTGCGAAGATTAAACGTTGTTGATCGGGTGGGATGCCTTCTTTATCTTGAATTTTTTGTTTTGTATTTTCAATAGTATCACTGCTATCGACATCTAATGTAATAGTTTTTCCTGTAAGTGTTTTTACAAAAATTTGCATAGACATGATGAATTAATATATCAATAATATTAATATATTGAAAATTAAGTTTAAATTGTTTTACATATATGTTAAGTAAAGTAAAGTAGAGTATGAATAAACTTCTTAGTGTATTTATAAATAGTAATATAATAAATAAGAATATAATAAATAAGAATATAATAAATAATATATATAATTATATCTTATTACTTTTGGATTATGTAAGTAATATACCACTTATAATTTATGGTAGTTATTTTTATCAATTTGTAATTACACATAATTTTATGTATTTATATTTTTGTATTTATTTATTTTGTTGTGATATTATTGTGAAATGTATAAAACGATTACCTTATCCAAATATTCTATATAAATTTACACGTCGTCCGAATGGTGCTACTAAATGTGATTATCTCTCCAGAGATACAAAATATAATTCTAATTCACCAGGATTTCCTTCTGGTCATATGGTTTCTATCACTATTTTTAGTATGTATAAAATAATAGAACATATATGGAACCATGAAGTTTATGAACATAAATTAATTGGAAGTTATATATTATTTCATATTTGGTTGATTTTCATTATGGGAATTGCAAGATATTATAAAAAATGTCATACACTTCCACAAATTATTTTTGGAATTTTATTTGGAATCATTGGAGCATTATATTGGTTTATTTACTTTATTCCGTAAAAGATATAAAATACATTATATAATATTTATAATATGAATTACGAATTACATAATAATAATAATAATAATAATAATAATAATAATAATAATAATAATAGAAAACATAATAGAAAAAATAATAAGAAATATTATAATAATACAAATATTCATTATTCAAATAAATTAAATGAGAAAAATATTAAATTAACGAAATTATATAAAAAGATAAAAAAAATAGAAGATGAAATAAATAATAATAATTATAATATAGATGTTAAAGTATCTTATGGTGAATTATTTACATCTTCATTATTTGCAATACCTACATGTTTATGTATTATATATAATTCTAATATAAATTATGATATTTTTGGTGTACTATTTTCAGCAGCTGTTTTATTATCATCTCTTAATTTTCATAGACATAATATCGAAACTCGTGGTAACCCAAATAAAATTGTAAGAAATATAGATATATTTATCGTTATTTTGTCTACATCATACTTATTTGTTAAATCAAGTATATATATTAAATTATGTATATCTACCGCACCTATTTTTTATTTTATTGAAAAATTTATACTATATAGATTTAAAGATAAAACATGTGAAGGATTATTATTTGGTCCAGCAGGTTGTCATATGTGTGTTCATCTTATTGGTATATTTTCATTTACATATACTATATTCAATTTATTAAAAATAAATGGGTATATTTTTTCACGGAGAGATTATGTATATTTTATATATGGTATTTTATCATCTGTATTTCTATTTATAATATTTCTTCCACGAAATGACATTATTAAACATAACGGTCATATATATAATCAAGATATTATAGAATCAATATTGGGTAAATCAAAATCAAATGAAAATATTTTATCTCTTATTGATAAATAAACTAAAATATAATTATTATACTGAAATATCATATTTTTCTTTTATTTTTATTTTTAAATTATCTAATTCTATATCTAATTCTTTTTGTGTAGATGGATATTCGTTTAGTGTATGTTTTAGAGATATACGCTTCTTCTTATCCTCTATAATATTTGTTTTTTCAAAAATTAAACATGGTGTATCACGAACTATTCTTAGTGATATATATTTTGGTATAATGAATTTATTGTTTGGTTTTTTCGATGGATATATATCTTGTTTCAAATTTTCAACTACTTTATTCGCTTCTTTTAATTTGTCTTCAATAGATATTGAATTTGATTTACTAGTACACCATATTTTATCTAACTTTGGATGTTTTTCCACTTTAAAAAACTCTCTCCATAAATTTTTATCTTTATTATAACATTCTTTATAATATACAACATATTTTTCTAACATATTTTGTGTAATACCGTTTGGTAAAGGTTTCGCACTTTTTTTTCTTTCCCTTTTTGTATTTTCTTTTATCCCTTTGCAATTTTGATGTTGAATTTCTTTATTCACTATACGTAAATTATCATATCTATTATTTAATGGATTGCCATCAATATGATCTACACTAATTGTAGATATTCCTTTTCCATTTCCATAACAATCCATAATAATCTGATGGATAAATAATTTTATAGATGATTGAACATAACCATTTAAATGTTTACTAAATGTAATTTTTTGTTTAATACATGATTCATAATTTAATATAATATTATATGATTTAGAACAAAGTTCTATTATTGTATTTTTCTCACAATACATTAATATAATATTTTCTTCATCGTTTTTTTTACAAATAGTCCATGTTGGATTTTTTAATTTATTTGCATCTTTACCATATTGTGATTTATGTCCTATATCATATTTTAAAACATTATATTTTGATATTATTTCTTTATGATATTTATGAACTATATTTATATTTTTACGTCGAATATCATCTTTATTACTATTTTCAAATAAATATTCTACATCTTCTTCATAATAACCAAATATATACTCTAAATATGATATTTTTTTATTATTTTTTATATAGTATGGAAATAATTTAGTATTATCGTAATGATTAAATTGTCTCTTACAATTAATAATAGATAACATATCATTTATATCTAATAATAATTTGTTATGTTCTGATAAATGAATTACTCCACAATGTTTTTCTTCATCGTAAGAATATGTTCGTTCTAAAAACATATTAAATATTATAATTATACTTAGTATGTTTTCTTTAAGTATTTTAATTACTTAAATTAATAATGTATATATATGTATTAATTTAATTACTATAAGCTAACCCACCCATACCCGACATAATACGGAGGACGTTGTAGTTGACAGCATATACACGAACCTTGGCGGTGCGATCACCCTTAACAGTGTTATAAGAAAGAGTTAGGTGAAGAGTGGCGTTATCAATACGTGAGAAGTTGCATGTTCCGGATGGTTGATGTTCTTCAGGACGAAGAGCGAATGAA